GATAAAGTTTGCTCTAGTGATTGTATCATTAAACTCAAAGAGTTGTGCTCTTGCTGCTCTTTCAATTGATGATTCAAGTGTTAAGAATAAACGACGAACGTTAATTCTATCAAATGCCGAAGTGTATGAAAGGGCAGTCTTATCACCAAAGAGGATAATACCAGCACCAGGAGAGAAAATAATTGGATTAATTCTCTTAGGATAAAGAAGGTCTCTTTGTGCTTGTGAAGGATTGTAAGCAAGTTTAACTGCGTTATTGAGTGCTCCTCTGTTCGCACCAGCAGGTGAGAACCAAGGATACTGATTGATTGATGTTCTAGCCATCAATCCAGCAACGTCAGCATTACAAGCAACATATCTAAACTGATTGTTAAATCTATCATAAACATACTTATAACCAGTATCAAATACTGCGTAAGATGATGAGGTTAATGGATCAAAGAAAGTAACAATACTATTAGTTTGAGTATCAGAGTTTGCTACATTAACAACATCTGATCTATGTGGTGAAATAGTAGCAACACAGTCCTTACGATTTTCTGCGATTGCGATTAGTTCATTTGCCTTTGCTTGTGATTCTTGAATTGAAGCACCACCAGAAGGACCACCAATCAAAAAGTCAATTTTATATTCTGCTGGATTTGTGAAGTTCCTATAAGCACCAATAACATCTGATAAACCAACTGAATAACCACCAACATAACTAGTGATTCCAGTAGTAGGTCCAGAATAATCTCTACCACCAGTCAAATTATAGATAGATGCTCCAATACAATTGAACGTATTGCCTTGTGCTGTTGATCCCCAAGTAGTATCAGTTGCCGATCCAACTCCAGATACTGTTGAGAACTTTGTATCAGCACCAACTGGTGCAAGTCCAGGGAAAATGTATTGTGAATTATTAGCAATAATATCTTTATAGTAATTTGCTTGTGATGGAGAAATCTTCGCATCAAATGCTTTGGAGAGATTTGTATATTTTTCTAAAATATTTCCAGCAGTACCAGTTACTGCTCCAGTATCATCAACAACAACGACGTGAAGTTCATCATTTCTTCCACTTCTCTCAGAAGCATATTGAGAAGTTCTTGGTCTTGGTGCGATATTTTTCCAATAAACAGTAGCATTTGTTAATCCTAATGTTTGTTCATTATACCAATCAGAAACTGATGTGGGAGTAGTTTGACCATTAGTATTATAAATCGCAAATGTGTATGTACCAGGAGCACTTGGTGCTTGACTTAACAGAATAGTTTTATATGTATCTGACGTACTAATTCCAGTTGCTGGATTTATGGATGTGGTTCCAAATCCAGCAATAGTTGTACCAGCACCCAAAGAATTTTCAGTTGGTGATATTGACTTGATTTTTTGTCCTGTAGAAAGTCCAGTTACATAATTATCAGAAGAATTTTGAAGTGTTATTACTGATCTAGTAGTAGTAGTTATACCACTAAAAGTAAGAATTGTAGAATCCAAAAGATCAACTGAACCACTATTGTTTGTAATGTAAATAGTTGAAGAAGATCCAAAAGCATTTACACTTCCTTCTGAATAAGAAGTTTCAGCAAATACAGTTGAACCAGCACCAGAAGATTTTGCAGTAATTTTTACATCAATAGAACCAGAATTGACTTTGGTAATAATACCTTTAAGAGTTCCTGATTCTGTTGTTGTTGTTCCAATACCAGCAACTACTGTGGTAAATGCAGCAGTAACAGCAAATCCAACACTTACGCCACTAGTACTAATAGCAAGTCTTTGATCTGCTGCGGCATCAATAACACAAACCTTCAAGTTGTTTGCCCAAGAACCTGGGTTTCTAGCAGCCCAAGCCCAAGCAGTACCAATAGAATGATTGTTATTATAATCTTCGGTTGATTTGATTTTTACTGCAGTTCCTGCTGTTGAACCAATCCCAGTAGAATTTGCGTTGTTTAAACTGCTTCCATCACATCTTACAACTCTTAGAACACCACCGTAAGAAAGATATGAAGAAGCACCTAACCAATATTCATATTGTGCATCTGATGAAATTGGTTTTCCAAATGTATTGAGTAAATCATTTTCTGTTTCAATTAAAATGGGAACATTAACTGGACCCTTTTGGAAAGGACCAGCAATAGCTCCAACTTGATTGTTTGCTGCGGTAATTCCACCAACAGTCAAATCAACTTCTCTTATTCTGACTCCTGGTGATACTAAATTTAACGCCATCTGTTTCCCCTCGTGAAGAAGTTCATTTTGCCTAGAAGTATTTATAAATTGTTATTCTTCAAATGGGGAAACAATACGTGAACAATCACCAGTCTGGGTATTGATAATCTGTGGATTTTTGTGATTGTTTTTTTCTACTATTGATAATTCTATTGACAGTACACTCCTTACATTCATATGAGTAAGCAGAGGGGAATCCCTTTCTATTTTTTCTAGTCAAATAAAAATCATTTAGTAAATCTTTTTTTATTTTACAAGTCCTACATTTTCTTTCTTTGAACAATAAATTATCTAATTCAAGTTCTTCTTCAAAACTCATTATTGGTATTCCCACATAAAAGATCTATCCCCATACTCATCCAAATGCCACCTATCTCCATCATTATCAACAAATGATGTATCTTCACTCAATCCATCAGACATAAAACCAAATGGTGCCATATCCTGTTCAATTTGGTCTTTTTGGTCTTCGTATATTCTTTTACGGACATCATTATCCGTCATCTCCTTGAAATAATCCTGAACGACTAACCAAGCAAAAATCACAAGACACATCGCAAGGTCATCATTACATCCTTCTTCTGCTTCAAAAGACTGACTTTTTTGAATAAAAGTTGTCAACTCACTAATGATATCATAATCTTTGATAACTAACTTATCATCTTCAATAATTGTTTTTAGATTAGAGCATCCAACTTTTTTAACTGTTTTGGACATTTTAATTCCAAGTTGAGTTTTTTTACCAGAAAAACCCTGACCGACCATTTGACCTGCTCTTCCTCTCATCGAACACATCAAAATATTGTCGTATTCCAAATCATAATGAAGAATACTTGAAACTTGTTCTCCAATATCATTTACTTCGGCAAGAACAAATGCTTTGTTGTATGCTTTTGCTATATCGTGAATAATATTTGGAAAAAGCATAGGTTTGATTTCATTATTTCGATATTTTGCGACTACCTTATATGGGAATTGACTAATATCAAATACAATAAACGCAGAGTAATCGTTACTCATTCCGCGAGATACGTCCACAGTCATTAGATATGTGTGCTTTTCGATTGGATCTTCATACACATCCATTCCTTTGCTTCTATTGAGTGGATCATCATAAACCATCATTCTAAGTTTTGATGGAGTAATCAAAGTATCAACAGACCCCAAGAATTCACACTCAAACTCTTGTGTAAACTGTCTTTCAGAAGTATTCGCAATAGTTTGTCTTTTCCACTCTGCGTCTCTTCCGGGCACCGCAGACCAATGAACTTCTAGTGGAATATAACCGTTCTTTCCTCTTTCGGCATCGTGCCAAAGTTTATAAAACATATTCATCCCATTTGGAGTTGAGATGATAATAACCTTTGTGCTTTGACCCGAAGAAATAGTAGGATACACAGAAGAGAAAAACTGTTCTGCGATGTGATTTGGAATGAACGCAAATTCGTCCAAGAAAATAATGTTGAAAGAGTTTCCTCGAACAGCAGAAGACGATGTAGATGCTGCTACGATTTTGGATCCATTTTCAAGTTCCAACGAACCTTTGTTCCAAGAACCAACACCCTGCTGTAACCACTTTGGTAAATTCTCATAAGACAGTTGTAATCTACCTAAAAGTTCTATTGCGGTTGCTGCTTTGTTTGCTAGAATCGCAATTCTTATATTATCATTAAAAAGAGCATAGTGAAGAAGATAAGATACAACAGTTGTTGATTTTCCTGTCTGTCTAGGAAGTTTTGCAATATTAAATCTATTTTCGTGAAAGTTTGTAATCAGTTCTTCTTGGAAATCATACATTTTAAATGGCATTAAACCATGATCCAAAGAAACAATCTTTACATAGTTTTTTGCAAAATAAATTGGATCATTTTTGCATTTTAGATATTCTTGAATTTGGTCTGTTGTAAATTCAATTTTGACATTTTCCGCTTTTAAGTTCGGATTGCCTTTATAATTTTTATCAATCATAACCCAATTTGTAATATAACTTCTTGTTGTTTGAAATAAAGTTTTACATAAGATTTTGATATATTCTTCAAAAGTTCTATATCATCGCAAGAATCAATTTCTCTAGAAATTTTTTCATATTCAAAAATCTTGGAAAGATTTTCTAGTTCAATGTCGTCTGGATTCATTTTCATTTCCTGTGAATAGTAAAGGTTTTGTTGGGTCTTTTGTTGCTGGATTATATGATAATACAATCGCACCAGGATATATCTTTCTTACTTCAAAAGTGACCTGATCTTTTGGAGGTCTAGCAAATTGTGGGAAAAACATTTGAACTGAAAGATATTTTCCTCTCCAATTCAAAAGAATACTATAAGTAGACCCACGAGACTGTATCCGTGTGTATATTTCTTGAATATTTTTTAATCTTTTTGTTTTTCTGTAATTGTATTTTTCTTTTATATTGGATGAAAAAATATTATGAATTATTTCTTTTGTGTGATCATGTGGTTCTACAGCAAAAGAATATGCTCTCCAAAATTCAGGTCCATGTTTACACACATGCATATGCTCCATTTTTTTACATTTTGGGCAGTATCTTTCTTCTCCCCCATAAATGGGAGTGTCCCATTCATACGCAAGAGCATCAGTACTTTCCTTTTTTGTACCCCAATTTTTAGCACCAACTTTACGGCATTTGACTAATGCCCCAGAAGCATAAGCACTGGGCCAAATTTTATATCTACTTTTTACTTTTTTATAACATGCGTCTTTTTCTCCAGCAGATTCATTCGTGGCAACCATTTTTGCCTTACCTTTTCTATCTGGATTTGAGTCTTCTTTTCTTTTTCTTCTTGCTGCTGCATCTTCTTCGTCATCAGACATATTTGCAGACATTTTTGAACTACCACACTTTGGTTTAGTGGTTTGTCCTGGTTGCTTCGCACAAGGTTTACCTGCGTATCTGCCTCCTAATTGAACCCATCCTGGTTTTCCGTCACTTGATTTGCTTTTTGAAAACCAATCGTGTAAAGAATAATCTCCAGATTTTCTCTCCTCACTAACACCTTTCATTCTTTCTGGTTTAATTAAATCAATAATTTCCAAAAATGTATTTCCATTTGCGTCTTCAATCGTAACTGTTTCCTTTACGTCTTTGAACTTCTTGTGTTCTTTTTTCGCACTTGCTTCCATTTTTTTGAGACGAGTATAATAATCTGGTATTTCATCAAGATGCTGAAGAGCAATATCAGTTGCTAATGTTTTATCTTTTGTATGCTCATGCTCAATAGGAATTCCCATTTTGAGTTGATTTGCAATAAAGGACACATCTAAACGATGTTTTGTTGCGATTGCTTCAACTGTTTTGTGTGATTTTACTTTAGGGCACTTTGCTTTTCCATGAGTGGGACAGTCCATTCCTTTTGGACTTCCATTACAACTTGCCTCTAAAATAAATTCCTGAAAAGTTTTCATTAGAAATTTTTTAACTATTTAGAATCCATTAGACCTTGCTTCAATAATTTTTGAAGGTCTGCTGTTGAACCAATAAAAACAGAATTATTAACGGTGGAAGGACCTTTATTATCTTCTTCTTTCAGTTTCTTCATCTTATGTTGCAAATCAATCAACTTATCAGTTACATCACCAACATTTTTAATTAATTGACCTGCTACTTCATATGCTCTTGCGCTATCACTTTGTTGTGCTAAATCCATAATACTATCAATTGCTTCTTGTCCTTTTTCAATTAATGAATACAAATTTCCTCTTGTATATTCATAATCTTTATCCCACTCTTCTCCAGAAGTTGGTCTTGCTATTGCTTCTTTTGATTTTTTTACAATCTCTTTTGATACAGAGGTTGCTTCTATCTCTAATGCTTCATCTATATTTTCAAATTTACTTTTCATAATGATACATCAATCCCCTTTGTTGTACTATAAACTTTACCATCACCAAAATCAAAACGAGATTCACTAAATCCAAAATCATCGTCCATTTCAACTAATTCATTATCTGCTGTTGTAATCGCATCAATTGAGTCACCTTCAGTATGAGATGTGATTGATGTACCGTCTTGTCCTCTTAATACAGTTAAAATATTTCCAGAAATATTTTTAATATACATTTCCTCATTACCAATCATAATATAAGAATCATCAACTAATGATACAGCACTTGAAACATTAAATACAGTTACTTTATCATCAATATTTTGAGCAAGTGTTGTTGTGTTATCATTATTATAATCCTTAATTGCTCTTGGAGTAGCAGTATATCTCAATTGTCTTGATGCATTCTTAGTCTCTGTATTTGTATAATAATCGACTTGGACTTTTTTGATTAGTCCATCTGTACTATCAGCAATTGGACCAAATAGATATGTTTTTGCTGTAAAGTTTAAAGTATAAACCAAAGCCCTTCTTTCTGTATAATTGCCCTCATAATTATCTTCCATACCAATCCCTTCTAGAACTACAGGAACATCTTTCTTTTCACCTATTGATGAAATCAAATTAATTGTTAATGTAAAGTTTGGTTGAAATGCTGGAAGAATCTGTTCCACAATTTGAAGCATATCATCATTCAACTTAGTCATAATGCTAAGTTGGAATCCAATATTATAAGGAACAGGCATAAAAACTTTAACTTGTTCTGTTCTATCAGTAGTTTTTATCGCCTTAAATGTTTGCATAGCAGAAACTTTTCTGCTGCTATCATATTTCAAACTCGTCATCTCAAAAGACATTCGAGGAAGAGTCATCGCAACTCTTTTTTTCAAATCTGGTTTTTGTTCTACTCTTGCTAAAAACTTTTGAATTGGACCATAAGCAATCGGAACTTTCATAAAACTATAATCAGTACCATCCTGCTCCTCGTGCTTAATGTACACTTCATTAAAAAGTGTACCAAAAGCAATGATGGTTTTTCTGATTATTTCATTGTAACTATAAGTTCCTAACATAACAATAGAGTTTATTAATTATTTAGTAAACACCAAAAGGATTCTTTTGTGAGAAGTCAAGTATACCATCTGCTTCATCTTCAATTTGAATATTTTCAGAATAAGGGTCGTATTCATCAAATGTATTAATTGAATATACTTTATGTGTTGCTGCCGCACCAACTATCAATTCACCATTAGCAAAGTTTCCACCAACTATAGAAACTTTAAGTACTCTAGTATCCGCATCCCAATCTTTTACATATCCAGTAGTTCCAGTAGAAACACCTCTAACCGATTCATTAAACTCAAAGTCACCAGTAGATATTCCAATGGGACTTGTAAGTGTAATTGTTGGATTAACAGTATATCCAGCACCAGCATTGGTGTAACGAATTGCTGTTACGATTCCAGTAACTGTTAGGACTGCTTCTGCTGTTGCATTTACTCCACCAGCAGGAGCAGTAGATATAGAAACAATAGGAGCAGAGGAATACTGATTTCCACCAGAAGTAATAGTCACAATTCCTAAAGTTCTAGACGCAAGAACAGCAGTTGCAATTGCACCAGAACCAGATTGACCTACAATTGTAACTGATGGTATTTGGGTATAACCAACACCAGGATTGACTACAAGAATTCTACTAATCGAATCTCCAGTTCTTCCTGTTTTGCTAGTCATAATAGCAACTGCTGTTGCATCTGTTCCACCTGCTGGTGCCTTTGTGATTTGAATTACTGGTGTAGATAGATAACCACTTCCATCGTTAATCAAATCAATATACTGAACTGATTTATTTAAAGTAGAAGCAATAGAAACCGTAGCAGTTGCTCTGATTGCAGTGTCTTTAACCATATTAATGGTTTGAATATAACCAAAATCCTGAACTGACCTATCAACTTCATCAATACTGGTATCAATAAGTTCATCTTCATATCTAAAGATTTCACATCTCAGTTCATAAACATAAAGATTGTTTAACTGATAAAATGGAACTTTTGCTTCCACATACTTAATTTCAAAAAGACCATTATCAATTGGAAGATAAATCAAATCTCCTTCTTGTGGTCTTGTGGCAACTTTAATGTCTGGGTCATCCAACAAAAATGGAGATATAAAATCTTCATATCTTTCTTTTGAAATGATAAGTGTCAATTCATCACTTGTCTTTACACCAAATTTTGATAAGATATCTCCTTGTCCTCCAAATCCATTAAAATTTGAAATATATGCTTCAATTCTAAAACTATCATCAAATTTTGATACTAAAACTTCTTTGATAATAGTTTTTTCATTAATCAACTGTCTGGGCATATAAACAACATCTTGCCCATACATTTTCAATTGTTCATTGATTAAATCTTGAACAAGTCTTTGTTCACTTGAGGCACCTTGTAAAAAATAGGGATTTAGTGGAGACATTATCCTATCATATCCATTGGAGGTAATTCGTATTCAGTCTTGAGTTCTCTTTCAAGTTCTTCAATTTCTCTAATCGCATCATTTAATATTCTTTCACCATTCATCGTAATTCCACCAGGAAGTTGAACTCCATTAAACTTAATTAAATTCTGCCCCCATTGTCTTTTGATGATTGCTGTTAAATACCTTTTCAACCACCAATCGTTATATACTGCTGAAAAATCTGATGGATCTACAATTCGAATACAATCAACAATAATATAACTATTTTCATTTACCATCGACCAGTCTATATCCAAATATAGTCTGTGTTGCTTTTTATTAAATCTCAATTGAACATCTGGAGTTATTAATCTACTAATATCTTCCAAATGTGTTTTTACCATCGCATAATTTAATAAATCCAAAGCACCATAGTAATATAAATCATTCAAAAATATTTGATATTTGATATTAAACATACCAGACGATATAGTATTTGCGTCTGATTTAAATACGTTATTTACTCCAATAATTGTATCTGGAAGTTGAATAAAATTATTTGTTTCTTCATAAGCAACCGTTGTAATTCCAACAGAAGATTTTCCAGTTGAACTTGTGATACCTGTTCTTACTGTAGTTTTCTCATCGGGGAGAAGTTTGTGCTTTAAATATACTCTTGCTGCACCATCATAATGCCTCTCGTTAAAATATTGAATGGCATCATCAACCAAATCATCAATTTGGTCGTCATCGACGTTAATTTCTAAAACAGGATATCCAAGTTTTCGCAAACAATAATCAATTAATCCCTGACGACTTGATGGTTGAGACATTATTTAAATGAATACTCTAATTATTTATCAGTATGTACCTCCATCAATGTATGGGTA